GATGTGGGTTCCAAAGTTGTAGATGGTGCTGTTACAGATAGGGCCTCTCCAAGTCAAACCAATAGTAGATTTGCAAAATTGGATAAAATCAAACAAAAAGCAAACAGAAAATTGACAAATCGTCGGAAAGGACTTGCAACACCGGGCAAGGGTTCGTCAACAAATGTCAAAGACTATTTCGGAATGGCTGAAGAAATCTCTGGTACAGGATATGAACTATATCACAAAACTTTGGGTAGTGCGATTGATACTGCAATAACACACGCAAAACTAAAGTTTGGTATTGATATTACACCAGACGAAAGAATGGAAGTAGTTGGTATGGGTCCTAGAAAACCGTCTAATGGTAAGACAAATACTTACAGATTGATGGGCAATAAAGGAAAAGCCATTCAAGTGCAAGTTTATAATCGTGGTGGATCACGTCCATACGAATTGAATATGTATAAGGAGTAATTCTGTTGGAGAAGATAGTGGAACAGCATAGAAAACTTCGAGAGAAAATTTTTGACCGTATGTTTTCTGGTAGTAAATCAAAAAAAGATGATGGTACTAGATCGCAGGCGGATCGAACAATGAAAAAGTATGCTCCCAAAAAGTGGGCAGCTGAACTTAAACGTCGAAAAGAAGTTGAAACCGCCGGTGATGATACGCCCAAAATGAAAACACATAGTCATAAAAAGTCTGACAAGGGCGCAAAAAATATACCACACACCCATACAACAGACCATACTCACAAAACTATAAGATAAATATAACACAATCACTAAGAAGGAAAAAACAAATGGCAGATCTACCAAATTGGGCAAAACCTAAACGATGGATGAAAAATGCAGTTGCAACCAATTCCGGATGGAAAAATTCGAAAACTGGAGAACTTTACAAGTCTCACGGAGGTCTTAAAGATAAAATTGATGCTTTGACTCCTGCTCCCGTAGCAAAAAAAGAAACTCCCGCTCCAAAGAAAAAGGCTTCTAAGAAAAAAGAAGACTAATATACTATAAAAGTAAGTGAAAATATGAATAATTTTATGTTGTTGAACGAGTCTAATGTGTTCAACTACCAGATGAAATCTTATGACAATCCCCAGTGTCACAACATGGAAGAGTTTCTTGGCGATATGAAACGTATCAAATACGTCAAGAGACTCTTTCATAAATATCACACCAAGGATATTTTGAAAGAAAGATTGATTATAAATCATTTGGTAGTTTTATATAATGTTTTAGGTAATGTGCCATGTAGTAGGATTTTGTTTCTAAAAATAGAATCAGATCAACACTATATTTTGGCCAGTTTTTTGAAATTTTTAAATAAATTACCAGAAAAAGTTTCTGGTGTTAATGGAATAACAATACTAACATCTGATATGAAATTGGATAATCACATATTAGAAGAATTGGAAAAGATATAAATGGCCGGTGTATTCAATGCATTTCTTGCATATAAATTCATAAAAATATTGACTGCTGATTGGAAACAACAGGACGCTTTCGATTTGGGTATTATTGATGATAATGGCAAAGTGTTGAAAAAATCTGGCGAATTGAGATCCAGAAAAGAAAAACAGGCCTTTACCACTTTTCATAAAATTATTTTTAATCTCAAAAGAATCCTTGCAAAATTTCCTGGCGGGTCATCTAAGATTGCCACCTATGCTGCTGCGATGGCGCTTCTAAAGGAAAACGAAGAAGGACTACAAGATTCTGATATTATGTTAATGGAAAGTCTTTTGATAGATTATATCAATCTACAGGAAGATAAACAACACAATTCTATGTTGAATGAAGAAATTGCAAACACCGCCTCTCCTGCTGCTTTGGCGGGTTACAACGAAAATCCTTGGAAAAATGAATTTGCCGGCATGAAAGTCTTTAAGGTGAAACCGGACGCATACGATAAATTTTTAAAGGGTAAGAAAAAATATTCACGATGGGAGCCATTCTTACGCAGAGAAGATGCCGCCGATATTAGAGAATATATCAAAAGAAATCCAAAAAAACGAGTCGTATTGCAGGACGAGCAGTATGGGACTATGGTTATATTGCAGAGGGATTTGTAATATAAAATGTTTTTATTGTCAATGTTCAAAGGTGCAAAAATCTATCTAGTATTAACAATCATTGGTATCCTTACTGGTGGTTGGTTTTACATGCAGAGATTGCAAGCAAATATTGACACTCTAAAAATCAACAATTCAAAATTATCTACTGCTGTCGATAGTAAGGACATCGAAATAAAACGGTTGAACGCAAATATAGTTGAAGTCAAAGAAATAAACTCGCGCATAAGTAAAAAGAGCGAAGAACTGCGATCAGAAGTTACTGGTTTGAGAGATACCCTATCCAAACATGATTTAGGATTTCTTGCTGCGAATAAACCGGCCCTAATAGAAAATATTATAAATAAAAGTATACAAAATGATTTGAAGTCTGATATTATGGAATTGACAAATGATTAAAGTATTGATTAGTATTGCATTAAGTGTTATGTTAGCTGGTTGCTCAAGTCTAGTGAAACCAGAAGAACGTATAATAACCGAAGAAGTCTTTGTGGAAAAAATACCACTCGAGCTAAGTATGCCCGCGCCAGTTAATTGGCAAGACTTCAAATTTATTGTTGTGACGCCTGATAATTATAAAGAGGTTACAGATAGATTGAAAAGTGAAGGAAAAAGTATTGCATTATTTGCACTCGACCACCCAGACTATGAAAATTTATCACTAACCGTTATTGATATGAAAAGATATATTGGCGAACAAAAAGTTATTATACTAGAATATAAAGAGTATTACGAATCAATAGAGCAGGAATAATAAAATGGACAGTCCACAGAATAACGTCAGACTCGACCGTATCGAAGAAAAAATTGATAGAATGGCTGATGCCATGATTTCGATTGCCCGCGCAGAAGAAAAAATTCTCGCCATCGAGCAAAAACATTCTGCTCAATATGATAGAATCAATAAACTATCAGAAAAAATGGATCATTTGACAACAGCTGTTGCTGAAAATTCTAGGACTACTACTGCATTTCAGAAAGCATTTTGGATGGTATTCGCTGCGGCCGTATCTGCCGCGATTGCTCATTTTTATATGACATAAATCTTTTAAATATATTGACACATCGCAATTTTTACTGTATTATTGTGTAATGTTATATATTGATCGATCATTCATTCAAAGACTCTCTTCTCAACTCGAAGGATTTACACAAAAAAAGACTAACCTATATAATTGTAGGTGTCCGCTATGTGGCGATTCTCAAAAGAAAACCTATAAAATGCGTGGGTTTCTTTACGAAAAGAAAAACAACTTTAGGTATATGTGTCATAACTGCGGCGCGGGTATGTCTCTTGGTAACTTTATCAAGGAAGTTAATGTATCATTGCATCAAGAGTATGTTATGGAAAAGTGGAAGCAGGGAAAAAGTGCTCCTGCTGGAATAAAAGAAAAGGACGTACCTATAAAGTTTGACTTTGCACCAAAGTTTTCGACTAGGTGTACATTTGATTATGGAGAAAAAATTACAGACTTGTCGGAGTCTCATCCGGCCAGAGTTTATTGTGAGGGTAGAAAACTACCCAAAATGGACTTGTTATATTATACAGATGATTTTAGATCGCTTGTTAATAAACTCAAAGTCGAAAACAATATTCCCCAAAAAGAAAAACGAATAGTCATACCATTTTTTGACGAAAAATGTGACCTAATTGCATTGCAGGGCAGATCTCTCGATCCAAATTCTCATATGAGATATATCACCATTAAGGTAAAGGATGTGCCAAAAATATATGGTTTGGATAGAGTCGATCCAACTAAGACTGTATATGTAGTCGAAGGTCCGATCGACTCATTATTTGTAGACAACGCTCTCGCTATGGCGGGTAGTGACATAGACAAAAGTTACTTTAAAGACTTTTCGGACGTAGTATTTGTCTATGATAACGAGCCTAGAAACAAGGAAATTGTAAAGAAAATAGAACAGTCAATAGACAATAATTTTTCGGTTGTAATATGGCCAGAAAAAGTGCGACAAAAAGATATTAATGATATGATTCTGTCAGGAATCGACAATACAGAATTACAGACTATACTAAGTAAATCTACCAGTAAAGACTTGGAAGCAAAATTAAAAATAGCGTCTTGGAAAAGGTGCTAGAATATTCATTGAAGAGGGAAAAGAATGTTAAAAGTAGTAAATTCGAATAATAAAGATATGGACGCGAGATCGGTAATGTCGCAGGCAAAATTCTATGAGTCATATTCGCGTTGGGATGATAGTCTCGAGCGATACGAATCATGGGATGAGTCTGTAATTCGTGTCATGGATATGCACAGAAATTTTTATAAAGATAAAATGACACCAGAATTGTCATTGTTGATCGATGAGGCTGAATCATCGTATAAATTGAAATATGCTCTCGGAGCGCAACGTGCATTGCAATTCGGCGGGGATCAACTACTCAAACATCAAATGAGAATGTATAATTGCACATCTACATATGCAGATCGTGCCGCATATTTTCAAGAATTGTTTTATATTCTACTCTGCGGCGCTGGTGCTGGATTTTCAGTCCAGAAACACCATGTAGCAAAAATTCCAGATATTGCAGAAAGAAAGAAACAGGCAAAAGGTTGGCAAGTCGAAGATAGCATCGAAGGTTGGGCAGACTCATTGGGTGTGTTAATGTCATCTTACTTTGTGGGCGGTGGTACTCATCCGGAGTTTGAGGGACGTAAAGTATATTTTGATATCTCTGGTGTTCGGCCGCAGGGTGCAATGATTTCGGGTGGATTTAAAGCGCCTGGGCCAGAACCACTTCGCAAGGCTCTTGATAAGATTGAACATCTAATTCAATCTCTGGTGCTCAAGGGTGTCACTAGACTAGATCCAATTCATGTATATGATATCTCAATGCACGCTGCAGATGCAGTCTTGGCGGGTGGTGTAAGACGCTCTGCGACCATTTGTTTGTTCTCTAAAGATGACGAAGAAATGTTGACTGCAAAAACTGGAAATTGGTTTGTTGACAATCCACAACGAGGAAGATCAAATAACTCGGCGGTCATTGTGCGTAGTGAGATTACAAAAAATGAATTTTCTAATTGTATGAAATCGATCAAAGAATTTGGAGAGCCAGGATTTTACTTTGTAGATAACACAGAACACACCACAAATCCATGTGTCGAAATTGGCATGTATCCACAGATAGACGGTGAGAGCGGTTGGCAGGGGTGTAACCTTACCGAAATCAATGGTGGTAAGTGTACCACTAAGGAAGAGTTCTTTAAAGCCTGTCGTGCGGGTGCTATTATGGGTACATTGCAGGCAGGATATACCGATTTTAAATATCTCTCAGAGACATCAAAGAAAATCTTTGATCGTGAAGCCCTACTTGGTGTATCGGTAACAGGTTGGATGAATAATCCAGATGTATTGTTTGACGATCAAATTCAAAAGGATGGTGCAGAAATTGTCAAGACCGTTAATAAACAGGTTGCAGAATTAATTGGAATCAATCAGGCTGCTCGAACAACGTGTGTTAAACCATCGGGTAATGCTTCTGTTCTCTTAGAAACCGCCTCTGGTATTCACGCCGAACATGCGCCAAGATATATTCGTCATGTGCAAATGAATAAGGATGCAGAAGTCGCGCAGCTGATTGCACAGTCAAATCCATATATGATCGAAGAGTCGGTGTGGTCTACTAGCAGAACAGATTATTGTATCGCATTTCCTGTCATTTCACCAGAAGGATCTCTTTATAAAGAAGAATTGTTTGGCACTAACCTGTTGAAAAAAGTTCAACAGGTGCAACAAAATTGGGTAGAAGCAGGAACAAATGAACATCTCTGTGCCGATCCGACAGTGAGACATAATGTGTCCAACACGGTGACAGTGCCGGAACATATGTGGAATGAGGTAGAAGATTATCTCTTTGCGAATAAAGACTATTTCGCGGGCGTATCATTCTTGTCTGGTATGGGAGACAAAGACTTTCACCAAGCCCCCATGACTGAAGTGTTAGATGAAGATGAGATCGTTGCAAAATATGGCCGTGGTGCATTATTCGCCGCTGGATTAATTGTAGATACTCGCAAGGGGTTCGACAATCTTTGGGAAGCGACTTCAGTTGCACAAATGCCGGTAGAATATCAGGGTGAAATTTCAGATTTACGCGCCGAATGGATTCGTAGATTTAAGAAATTTGCAGACAATTATTTTATGAAAGATACTAAAATGGCGGAATATTGTCTCAAGGATGTTTTCTTGTGTCACAAGTGGACTAAGATTCAACAGAATATGAATCATGTTGACTTCACATATCAGTTGACAACCAAGAAATTCACAGACATTGATACAATGGGTTCTGCCGCATGTGTCGGTGGTGCATGTGAGATAACTTTTTAATATTACTATATACATCTGATTATTTAAGGAATATTAAATGGAAACGATAGGTTGTGAACACTGTTCTGCTGAATTTAAAGTAGAAACCTATAACGACGAAGAAGTTCGATTTTGCCCTGTCTGCGGAGAGGCTCTTGAAATCTATATAAATATAGATGAACCAGAGCATGAAGTGGACGAGAGTGAATTATGGATGGAAGAAGAATAGGTGGTATTGATTATAGTTTATCGTGTCCAGCGGTGACTATCTATACCGGAGAGAAAGAAAATTTCAGTTTTGAAAATTGTAAATCATTTTTTCTCTCCGGTGTCAAAAAATACGAAGATTATCAATACAAAAATATAGAGGGTAGTCCACAGTTTAAATTGTGGGAAACCCCCGAAGAACGATATGACTTTATATCAGATTGGGCCTTGGATATTCTCATATCAAATGGGATTCAATTAGTTACAATAGAAGATTATAGTTATGGATCGAAAGGTAAGGTATTTCATATTGCGGAAAATACCGGATTATTGAAATGGAAAATTTGGAATGCAGATATAGAATATAAACTTATCGCTCCAACAGAGATCAAAAAGTTTGCGACCGGAAAGGGAAATGCAAACAAAGAAAAAATGTATGAATCATTTTTACAAGAAACTTCAAGAAATTTACAAGAAGAGTTTGTCGTTAAATCTGAAAAGATTGGCAATCCCACATCTGATATAGTGGACTCTTATTATATCTGCAAAATGGCACTATTATAAATAAAGATAAAAAGGAAAGAAAAATGAAAACTTTTAAAGAATTACGCGAAGAATTGAATGCCTCTGATGAACTCAACGAGGGTATTGTTTCTAAATTGTTGCCTTGGACGACCGGAATGATTGACAAGGGATTGCATAAAATCCTAGATCAAATTGAAAAAATGACAGACAAACATGTTGGACTCGTGCAGAAGTCATCGATTCCATCCGCTGGTAAAGATCGTGGAAATGAGTTTCCGAAATTTAAAAAAGAAGCGGAAGATTTTCACCGCAAAGCAAAAAAACAGTGGACGTACTCAAAAAGAGAAGTTGGAGATTCATTTAGGTATTATGGTGATGATGGAAAAATCCCACCCGAACAAAAAGAAGCTGTCAGTGATCTGCAAGCAGAGATGCAGAAAATCATAGACATGCATGCACAATTAGAAAAAATGATGCAAACTACTGGAAATTCTGTGAAGTATCAAAGAACAATGGAAAAACTAGACCGTGATACGAGTAGAGTTTTTAAAGAAATTGCAAAAGTTACTGAAAGAGGCGACGCCAGATATCGGGCGATGCAGGGTATGGGTAATCTCGCAAAAGCAAAGAAAATGACACATAAAACTCCAGGCCAAATAAACCCTAGAAAATTCAGAGCATATGCAAATAGGGGCGAAGAAAAAGATTTTAGTGAATTCAGAAACGAACTTGATGAACACTAAAAATAATACTTGACACATGGCCTCTCTTGTGGTATATTTAAGGTATAACAAAAGAGGATGATTCGTGAATATCTTTATACTCGACAAAGACCCAAAAGTTGCCGCACAATTGCAGTGTGATAAACATGTGGTAAAAATGATAGTAGAAAGCGCTCAGATGCTTTCTACTGCACACCGCATGTTAGACGGTGTGGAAACCCGCCGTAAGTCCAAGTCGGGCAAAACTATGTCAAAGTATTGGGAACTGCCAGATGCGCGTGAGAGCGTCTTATATAAGGCTGTTCATATGGGTCATCCGTGTACCGTGTGGACTATGGCCAGTGATAACAACTATGTGTGGCATTATGAACATTTTACAGAACTGTGTAGAGAATATACATACCGATATGGTAAAGTTCATATGACAGACACCTTATTGCGTACTGCATTAGGCAAAATTCCAAAAAATATCAAAGATGGGTATAAGTATGCTCTTACTCCATTTCCTCTTGCAATGAAGGCAAATCCAGAGTGCAT